GTCAAAGACACGTTGTCGACGTTACTTTGAGCACGCAAAACCCAGTTTTTATGATGGGTCGGGATCGAGGATTATTCATGCCATGTTTTTATCAACTACGCATGGAGAACCTCAAAAATTGGTTGGATTGTTCGGACTACTTCACTTTTGAGAAGCAGTTCAATCAGATCAAAAGAGTTTTTGATGTGAGAAATATCAACACCCTTCAATTGAAAGGTGCTTTATGGCTCATGATCATGACAGAACAAGTGGAAGCTCATTCGAGTGAGACTGATTTTGTCGAAAGACAAATGAACATGCTCGTTGGGCTGTATGAATTGACATTAGGCTTAACTGGTGTGTTGATTCGGTTCGTCACTACTCTTTATGAGTGCGTGTGGTCAATTCTTGATTATTTGAGTTTGAATTGGCTGCTCGCTATCTTTGATTTGACAGTCTACGCCGTGGTCATTTATTTGACGTATCGGTGTGGTTTGGCAATCGGTGTCATCGTGACAGCCTTGTGGGAGGCTGTCTCTTATCTTTTGGGGGCTGTACGTCCGTGGTTCTATAACACGTTCGTGCTCAAGAAAAATGAACAGAGAGGTGAATCGTACTTGATTTCGGTAGATGAATCAGAGTATGGGAAATCCTGTAAAGTCATGGTGAAAGGGGAGTATTTTAACCTTTTGATGCGTAATGACAGTAATCGTAATGTTCTCGAAAACAGTTTACCAGGCTCGGAGTTGTTTCCGGGTGATTTTGGAAATTTCGGAGCAATCTGTGTAGCCACAGAAACTCTAGAACTTTCCATTGTTGGTTTGTTTTTCAATGTGGACAATATTTTAATTACTGCTCAACACGTGACCGCGACAGTGTGCGCAGGTACGGCTGATGTTTATCTAGTTGGTGTGAAGAAAGGCAAGCGTAAATACGAACTTAATTCATCCAAAGTTAAACTGGTGGAGCGTGATTTCTTTGACAACGACACGAATTTACATACGGGATCTTTTGATATTTTTATGAAGAGATGTAGTAAGGATTTGTGGTCAGCCATTGAAGTTCAACAAGTCTCAATCAAAGGCCGTAGTGCATATAACTTGAATATCACCGCCGTTGGTATCGTTGACGGTATGGTGGTGGCTTCTAATGGCCAGACTAAAGCTGGTAGTGGCCCGGTCGAGTTATGGCACACCGCCACAACATTGAAAGGTTTTTCTGGTGGACCTTTATACCATGGAAAACATGTTGTAGGCATGCACATAGCAGGTCGCATGGATCATAATGCGGCTATCAGGATTGAAATTATCCTGAACAAAATGCGTAAGGAGTCAGTGACTCTTAGAACATCACAAATGCCTGACGAGGAAGTAAGAAGATGGGACCCTAAGCTGAGAGGAAGGAGCGTTAGCTTCGATCAACTCTCAGAGGATTCCTATGTATCAACTGATAGTAATGGCAGAATTGATCTCTTTGATGAGGCTGAAGGCAGACGAGATTTTCCTGATTCCCTCTTTTTCAAACAAGCTTCGAAATCGGAGCGTATGGAATATGAGGAAATTCATGGTAGACAAATGGAGGACAGAGACGAATATACTGGTAATAGATCTAGTAAGAGAGATTATAATTACAACGATGATGAGTTTGAATCGTGTCCCTTGCCTACTATACAAGAGGAGAAAGAACCCAAGTATTGGACCCTTGCTGATCCAGAACGCTGTATGCATAGTATTGCAAGCGCGAAAGATCAAGTTGAAGTGGTAGCTTACTTGGATGAAAAAGTGGAAGAGCTTCACAAATTGGGTTACGAGGCAGACAAATACGCGTACCCAGTTATGTCGAAACAGGAAGAGAAAAAGTCTCTTGAGAAACACTTAACGCTTTTCGGTGAAAGAATGGCTTCGATAACGGAACCAGTCACAACTAATGAAGAGAACCGTTGTGTTAATCTCTTGTTGAGTCTTTTCGCGGCGAACAAGTTTGAACCGTGTGTTGGCTATAAGACAACTGAACGTCTAATAGACATTATCGATTCCTCCACAATCAAACCCAGTAAAAATTCTGGACACCCCAATCAGGACGCCGGACTCATGACGAATGAACTAGTTCTCAACAAGTATACAAAACTTGGTGTAGCACAACAGGTCTTAGACATGTGGAATGACGAAACTGTTTTGAAGGTTTTTGAAAAATACGATCCTACCAAGATCAGCAAAATCCGAAATGGGATGCCAAGAATTATTACCGGTCACGCGTTGCAGGAAACAATCAAGTTTGTTACCATTTTTAGAGAGTTAACTGACGCGACAGTTGCCAATTGGAAGGCGAGCTGTATCAAATACCCATTCAACCCAACACAACCTGGCAACATTAAGCACCTTGAAGAATGGCTTGGTGCTGGGAAGCTTATGGCATCCGATAAACCAGCTTGGGATTATATGATGTCTCACACATTGTTTTCAATCCTCGCCCAAGTTATCGTTGGCCTAGCCCAACAACCTGTTGACATGGAAGATGTTGAATACGAAGAATGGAAGAAGGACGCTTATGAAAGCGTTATGAAAATTAGCACTAGCAAGAAATACCGCTGTACGGATGGTACGGTTTTTGTACCTAAAACCAAAGGCGCAATGAGTACTGGTTGTTATTTAACAATCTTGTTGAATTCAATGAGCCAGGCGTGTATTCATGTTTTAGTAATGATGAGGCTTGGAAACACTGATAAACAAA